TGGGATAAGGCTATCGGGCTACCAGTAGCTCAGTTCGAATATAACACATAAAGGTAAGAAATGGCATCAATACCTATCGAGAATGCGCCTAGGGCGCTTGACATGGAGAGCTTCAAAGCGGTCTCTGAAGACTATGGTTCTCTGGCCAAGTCTTGTCGATTTGCTGTTAGAATACTACCAACAGGTATCAATAATCCGCTAAGACAGTACTATGATATGTTTCGAGACCTGGTTTATCTTTGCGAGGTTGCAGAGTTTCCTGGTCGTGGTTTTGAGAGTATCAGCTATCGATATTATGGTCCAGAACAGAAGCAACCATTTCAGTCTAGATATGAAGATATCAATCTGACCTTCCTCTGCCGTTCAGAATCACCAGAGCGTGAGCTATTCGATGACTGGATGGACTTGGTTCATCCTATCACCACATATGATTTCAACTATAAAGATGACTATGCCTGTCAGATTGATATCTTTCAGTTCAGCGAATATGATACCATTGGCTATGGTTCTTCTGATCCTGAGTATATGTTCTCACTGAAAGACGCATGGCCAACCCTCGTCAACCCTCAACTAGTAACGTGGGCGGACGACCAGTTTCTTCGTCTCGGTGTTACATTTACATATAGCAGATGGACTAGAGGTGGGCTTGATCCTACACCAAGCAATAGCGCAAATGGATCATATACAGCAATCACAACAAATCTATATTAATCTTTGAAAGGATATATCATGGCTTTACCAAAGATAGAATTACCTATCTATGATCTGAAAATACCATCGACGCAGAAAGAGATTCAAGTTCGCCCATTTAAGGTGAAAGAAGAAAAGCTTTTGTTGATGGCAGCCGAGTCGGCGGATACGAATGACATTGTTAATGCAACCAAGCAGATACTGAATAACTGTATTCTGACGCCAGGTGTAGAGGTTGATAGGCTACCATTCTTCGACGTTGACTTTCTCTTCATCGCTCTAAGAGGTCTATCTATCGGTGAAAAAATTGAGCTACAGTTTACCTGCAATGCGGTGATTGATGATAAGAAGTGCGGTCATGTATATGAAGATGAATTAGATTTATCCAAATGTCGCATAGTCAAAGATGAGAGTATCACTGATAAGATTGATCTTGGTGGTGGATTATCAATGAGAATGAAGTATCCGACCTATGCCCTGATGAAACAGATGGAGGCCGGTGAAGCGGTGATTGACCGAAAGATCAAGGTCATCGCCAACTGCATTGATATGATTGTGAATGGTGAAGAGGTGCATACAACTAAAGACCTGAGTAAGAAAGAACTCGTAGAATTCATTGAGGACCTAGCAGAGTTTCAATTCAAAAAGCTGGAAGAATTTGTTGATAACTTCCCACACTTTGTGGTTGATATCGAGAATACCTGCCCTAAGTGCAAGACGATGCACAGGAAGGAGTACCGAGACTTCTCAGCTTTTTTTCAATAATGTTTAGCCATGATAAGTTGACCAACTTCTTTAAGACCAACTTTGCGATGATGCAGCACCACAAGTATAGCTTATCAGACTTAGAGAATATGGTACCTTGGGAACGTGCAATCTATATCGATATGCTACAAGAATACCTCAAGAAAATAGAAGAACAGAACCGCGATAGAGCGGCCGTAGCAAGAAGAAGATAAATGGCAGCAAAAGCACAAGACAATAGATTTCAGAACTTGACAATCGATTACCATAAGGTCATGACCCTTACTCCAACTAAACGTGTGGAGATGGCTGATACGACTGAAGGGCGCTCTTTGCTGACCAGTCTTACGCCTCAGCAATTACAAACTGCATTTCCATATCAGTATGGTCGAGATGATCCTACAGGAGAAAAACTAAGAAGTATTACCACAGGTAAGGCTCAGCAACCTCAGGCTGGTGATAAACCAGAATTGAGTGAGAGTACCAGAGAAAGATTGGGTGGTAATAGAGGTCGTTCTGATCCAGGTGCAAGGGCTCAATTGACAAAAGAACAGAAAGAAGTGTTCGACCTTCTACAGAAAGGTGAGATTGCTGTTGATGATCCTCGTGTAGGTTTCTTGAAACAGATATCAGATGATGACCTGAAGAAGTTTGGTATCAATAAAACTTCAGCCGAAGGTGGTAAGCAATCATTTAAGATGGACCCAACAAAAGCCTCTCAGATGAGTGACGAAGAACTTAAATCTGAGGCTGTACAAGGAAAACATAGACCTGTCTATAAACTCGGTGAAGCTGATTTGAGTGATGCTGTTATTAATACCATTGCCGGTGAAGCGAGACTAGGTGATCCTAAAGGTGTGGACGCTGTTATTCATAACATGATGAACCGAGTTGGTACTTCAGGATGGGGACCTAGTGGTAATTTAAAAGATGTTGCTAGAGCGCCTGGTCAATATGCAGGTTATAGACAACCTACAGCAGCTCAAGCTGAAATGATTCGAAATAGAATCAAAGAAATTTCTACAGGTAATGTACCTGATCCTACAAATGGTGCTAATGAGTTTCGTGCAACTTCATATGTAAAAGGTGCTGGTGCTGGTAAAGACTTTGATAGAAGACAGCAGAAGTATGGTGGTACAGATGTTGGTGGTAATACATTTGCCTATAATCCATCAGTGAAACCTGGCCCATATGCACCACACTCTCAGACAGGTAGAACAGGTATAATGGCTGGGCAAGACCCTTCAGCCGAAGATATTCAAAATGCAAGGTCTAGACTGTCGCGCCAAGAATTAGAAGAGAGACAAGCAGGTCTGGCTGGTATCGTAACAAGACAACAGCAAGCATCGGCCGCTGATGTTAGAGTGAATCGAAAGTCTGATACCCAAGCAAAGGTCTACTATGCTGGCGATAGCATCGGTGTAGGTGTTGGTACACAGGCCGGTGGTATCAAGCTCGCTCAGTCTGGTCTAAAGTTTACCGATCCTTCTATACTACAGCAACTAGCCAAAGTACCTAAAGGTTCAACCGTTGAATTGCATGGTGGTACAAATGATGCGGTTGCTGGTATCACCGATCCGGATGTTTATCGTGAACAGATGAAGCGCATCGCCGAGCTGGCTAAAGCAAATGGTATTACCGTAAATGTGAATGGGCCACCAAAAACCAAAAAGAACTGGGATCCAAATGCAGAGGCCGCAGATAGTGCAATGGCGGCTGCTGCACAAGAGCATGGTGTGAGCTATCGTAGCCTTCGTCAATATACACCACCAGATAAATCGGATGGCGTACACTTTGACAATAAAGGTTATCAGGCTATGGTCAGACCTTTACAAGCACCAGAGCAACAGGCTCAAGCACAAACAGAAACTGTACCAAATATGGCTGATGGTGGTGAGATGCAGACTGATGCAGACCAGCTACAGGTCTATGCACTAGATAAAAACAAGCTTCAACGTGATGATAGCATCGCTCTTGATGGTGATGGTAAACCACAATTCACGATGAACTCGAAAGAATCTATGAAGTTTGACCCTAATACAGGCAAGGTTGAAGTTGATAATGGTGCAAAAGGGTTAAAGAATGATCCGAACAAGCTTGGACCAGAACAGCAGCAAACTCAATCTGAAAAAAACATAGAAGAGAGAAATGTTCCTATACAGACTCAACCTGTTCAACCATTACCTACATCAACACCTGATAATGGCAGTCACAATTCTATGAATGAAAGTGTGATCTTGACCGAAAATATCTTCAAGTCACCAAGCTTCGAACGTGCGGTCGCTAGAACCAGATTTCAAAATACTGGTGATGCTACACTAGGTGGGCACTTCGATGGTGGTGCATACGGTATGGTATAAAAAAAAGGAGCCGAAGCTCCTTTTTTCTGTTCTTAGCCGAGGGCCATGTTCTTAAAGGCCTTGAGGTCTTCATCGTCATCTAAGAACAAGGTGTCAAAAGGCACCTCATCTTCGATGGTCTTGACCTTCGGTGTAGCCTTCTGAGCAACAGGAGCCGCAGTAGCAGGCTTCATCCAAGCCATCTCTTCATTCGCAAGGTCGAGAACCATATCAAGGCGAGCCTTGAGGTCTTCATAGCTCTTGAAGTTAGATGCTGACAAGAACTCAGTCAGCGAATACTCACGCTTCCAGAGGGACTCAAGCTTGTCATCATCATCAAAGAGAGGCTTCGGCGATTCAAACAGCGACTGGTCATAGTTAGGATAACCATCGACAGTGCGGATACGAATCTTGAAGTTGGCGCCCTTCCAGAAATCGAAAGGATTCACAGCCTCGTCACCCTCAAACTCAGGGTTCATTGACATCGTGATCTTATCGAAAATCTTCTTGCCATACTTGAACAGAAACACCTTGCCTTCATTCTCAGGATTCTTGGTATCAGAGATGACCATGATATTTGAAATGTAGGACAGACGGCGCTTCTGTGCGCGGGCCTGCTTGCGAGTAGGGGAATTGTCATCGCTAGATGCGTTCCACAACTGGCTGTTATACTCACTGACAGGATCCTTGAGATTCAAGGTCGTCAGAGAGTTCTCAATGTACCACTTACCAGTCGGACCCTTGAAGCCGTGATCGAAGATACGGACCCAAGGCAGAGCATCATCACCATCGACAGCAGGAGACGGAAGAAAGCGGATAACAGCAGCGCCGTTACCAGACTTATCTCGCTCAAGCTTCCAGAAACGGTCATCGCCCGACTTCTTATCAGAAGCAGGTGAATTTACCTTTTCGATTTCTTTGGTGAGGCGGTCGAGAGTAGAAGAGGACTTCTTGAGGGTTGCGAAGTTTGACATTGTATGTTCTCCATGTTTACGTTGTATAAGGGTTGTCCACATAATCATCATGTAACGGTAGTATTATAACAGAACGATCTCGCCCTGTCAAGTCTATTTATTCGCATTTTATAGACTCTTTGAACTTCTTTTCTTGTAGCGTTTCTTTGTTCAATCTTCTAGGATTACAGCACATCCAGCAACTACATCCTTTGAGGTTGTCTGCATGTTTTCTGGCCCACTCTTCTCTTTCTTTTTGCCATTCATCATCGGCAAAAACTGGAAAGAGTGTTAGTGCCACTTCTTTGGCTTGCTTATATCTTAAAGCTTTTTTCTTACGCCGCTCGGCCCGCTTCATGTCTTTCTGAGGGAAGTCTATACTCATTGATTTTCTCCTTCAGTATGGTCTTCATCTTATCTTTGTCGTATGACAGGAACGGATGAAACTTTTGTGGAAGCTTTCTATACTTAGACCAAAGGTAATCATCAGCCAGCTTTTTGTCAAGTACTGACGAGAACCCTATGAACCTATCTAGTATCACGAAGGTCTCTGGTGACATAGCACCACACATAATGAAATTGAGGATTGGTGGGAGTGAACGATACCCTTCACCAACCTTGAAGGCTACATCAGGTGGTTCTTGACCAAAAAACTTATCAAGCTCACTGGTGAAGTTGTAGGCTAGAGATTGCTTACGTTTGAGATAGGCCAAATAGTTGTCGTTAGCATCATCATTCATGAGGTCACCGACCCAAGAACCTTTATCTTTGACTAGATTAGAAACAAGAAAGTCACGCATCTGTTCACCATCATACATTCGCGATAGCTTCTGGAACTGAAAGCGGTCCTTGCGTTGAAGGAAAGATTCTTTGTTAGCTCTCGTCTTGCCATGATACTTGAAATAGTCATAGCTGTCCTGTGTGAAGTGCTGCTTCAAGGCCAGATATAGCGCATAGGTATCAAAGGCTGATAGTCTCATCCTATTCTAAATCCTCTGTCTATGAGAAACTTATTGATACGCCAGTCTGCTGGCTTGTTACCTTTGTGGTTCTTCAAGGTCTTGGTTCTCATCGCATCGAAGGCTTCACGGGTGATATATAGCTTGTTATCGGTAAATGAGATGCAATCATGCTCAAGGTCAAAGTGATCCAAGAGTTCTTCTCTCGTCTTGTACTCTGATACAATATACTGTATTCTTGTTGAGGTGTCAAATGCAGTGTATGAAACTTTTGCATTTGTCATGTATGAAGAATTGCCGACCTTGAAGCGATCTGGATCTTGCTGCACACACTGGAAAAGAACGTCAGCAATGTAGGTACTATCCAGAATGAACACATCGACATCTTTGAGTGGTTCATTATGATACCATGAGGTGAAGCAACCACCAGCCATCACAACCTTATCGGTCCACTTGTGCGCGACCATCGCATTCGATACCTTGTGAAGGAACAAAGTACGGGCCTGTTGTGCATGTCTCTTCAAGGCACTGATCTTGGTGATCTCATCGATACTGAAGATTTCAAGGGCTTTATGCAATGTGTCTGTGCTTTCATATGCAGTGTCTTTGTTTCTGTCTATCATATCTTGAAACGCCTTGGTCTTTATCTTATCTTCAATTTCTGCCAAAGCTTCACGATTTATAATCAATGAAGAACCTCCTGTACCGATTGGTCCAGTATTATCTGTCCAAACAACCTGCCCTCGTGGTGGAACTGCAACAGGTCCATAACCCCATCTATTGAAGTCATTAACGATATCATTTATGCTTTTCATATCGGCAGTTTCGCAGTGTTAGACTTGGGAAGAAAGTGAAGTTCTTCTGCTTCCATCTTGATCTTGGACTTCAATGCACCAGAGATAAGCTTTGCTGCAAGCTCAACCTCAAAGCCAGTTTCTTCGCAGTGAAGTAGAATAGCATCCATGTAAGACGTATTCTTTTCATATGCGATGCTCTCGATAGTCAAAGAGAATGTGGTGATTTCATCTTTAGTGGCCATGATTACAATCCTTTTTGAGTAGGGTGAGGCACCTTAGCACCTCACCCAGTTTCAATTAGCCGTTAGATACGAATTCGTTTAGCTTCTTAGCCAATTCAACGATAGCATCTTCCTCAACAGAGGGCATTTGAGGGCAAGCCGGTACTTGCTTGTTCTTAGTCAAGCAAGATTCCTTAATGGCATCATAATCGCGTTCAATACGATTACGATCAGCCCATACCTTATCATTAAGGATGCTCTGAGCGAGATTGAGAAGGTCTAACCGAATTTCAAATGGGGTTTTGGATGTCATGTTTTAGTCTCCTGTGTTTGTGTGTTAAGTGGGCCCGTTCTGTTTCTAGGTGGAACCCATACCCAAGAGATTAAGCCGCTAGGCGAACCTCAGTAGCAAAGTTATCGTTTGCATTTAGTTTTTCGCTTTGGTCTACTCGTGCCTTTACTACAATCCGTCGAATCTATTTCGCCCCCATCAAAGATACACTAATCTACACAACAAGCTGGAGCATTTATCTCTTCATGCTTTAGAACTTGTTTGGCGGTAGAACTCTTATAAAGGATCGTCT